CTGCGGGACTCACGGTGCCTGATGCGGTGGAGAACCGCGCGAGGGAGCTGGCGGAAAACGCCTAAGGGGGGGACGCGCTCGGCGCGTACTCAACGCTGCCAGGCGACGCGTTCGCAGGCAGCGTGCTAGGGAGTTTCACGTGGGACGACATCAAGCGGAGAAGTTGGTAGTAGGTAAACCTAAGGGAGGCCAAGCACGCAGTGTATATAGAATGGAGCAGACTGTTGGGAGTCGAACATTCAACTACTTGTCCTTTGAGGGGAAAGTAGAGCGTGATTTGGAGCGGGAGAGACCGTACGCTACTTGTGGAAGAAGTAAGGGTGATGACAATATGACACGTAATTTTATTACGTCGACGAGCTCACCACTTAGAAAATTCGCACAGGTCGCTACGATGGGGACCCCTTCTATTAGGACCTTACTTACCCACCTTGTTCGTTTTGATCATCCAGACTGGTGCTACGCCGAAGAGTTTATCTCCGAGGTGGCGCGCGCCTGGTGCTGTACCGTTGAACGAGAAGGTTGCTCAAAACGCAGGGAGTTTACGAGGATCGACGTGCGGGCGTGTACTGAAGACGTCCTGCCCTCCTTCCCTGGCCTCGACTACCGTAGGAGCGGGTTAAAGACTAAAGCAGATGCTGAGGTGATTGCACTTGGAGAAGCGCGTATTGCCTTAGAAGCCATCTCGCGTGGTGAGCGAGTACTGCCGAAGCCTTGTGCCATGTTCGGACGGGGGAAGAGGCTTATGGAAGATAGAGAGGCGGGCTTCGTAGGTGACGTTCGTGCGGGGAGACTCGTGCTTGCTGCTAACCTGAGGGACCATATCATGGTCGAACCTCTCGCGAGGTTCGTCTACGACGCGGTGAAGCTTAACTGGAGGTCTACGGAAATGGCTCTGGGAACGAGTTTCTTCAATCGGGGGAGTACAACCTTCTTGTATAACCTCGTTGCGGACATGTGCCCAGGACGTTACCGTAGGGTCAACTTCCATGTGGAACAGCGGACGGTCGTCGCTGATGCTATGGAGCAAGCGATAAACTGGTTCGAGAAAGAGGCGGAGAAAGAGTGGGCCTTCTATGTAATGGACATCAAACGGCAAGACGCAAGCTTGGTCTCCGCTGCCATTGATGACTTCTTCACGTGGGTGAAGAGTTTGATGGCGTATGGCGGAACGCGGAGTAGGCGAAGGGTCGAGAGGTACATTGCATGGGTACGGGAATTCGCACTCAGGACTAGGATTGCTCTACCTGATGGGCGCATCTTGATCAAATGGTTAGGGAACATCTCCGGGTGGCCCCTGACTACACTCCTCAATACTTTCACAAGCGCTCGGAAAGCGCGGATCGTCCTCGAAACTCTTCTCGGGAACGATGCCGCGCGTGAAAGCGTGGTTCGAGTGTATGGCGATAACATCATACTCGCAATAAGGAGAGAAAACGAGCCCGAAGAGGGGCTTCTCCCCGAGATCAAGGAATGCTGGGAAATGGTGGACGGCCAGGTCTTGAGCGACGAGGAATCGTACAGATGTACACGACTTCGGTCTCCCATTGGCAGTGGCCCACGCGAGAGCGTGGAATTCCTCAAGCGCAGGTTCTGGCGTGGTGGCGTGGTCTGGCGTTTAGGACGAGACCTAGTAGGGAGTCTTGTCGCTCCTGACGGTGACGTCGGTGGTGACGAAACTAGATACGCTAGGGCCTGTTCCCT